CAGAGGTAGATAATATTAACGAGCTAAAACATGAAGTAATAGCTTTTCTTTTAGAGAAATTACATCTATATAATCAAGATAAAGGTAAAGCTTATTCTTATTTTGGTACTATCGCAAAGCGCTATTTAATTGTTTATAACAATAATAACTACAAACGATTGAAAGGTAAAGCCGCTGTTGAAGAAGTAGATAGTGATAAAACGATAACTAATGAGTTACTTCTCACTCAACCTCAACACTTTGAAGAAAGTAGTTTTATAGACCTGTTTATCAAGAAAGTAGACGATGAATTATTAGAACTCTTTCCAAAAGCTCAAGAAGCAAGAGTTGGAGATGCTATTTTAGAGTTATTTAAGAGAAGAGAGAACATAGACATATTTAATAAAAAAGCTCTCTTTATATATATTAAGGAGATTACAGATGCTCCTACTCCAGTAATAACCAAGGTAATAAAGGTATTAAAGGAGATTTACAAGGTAATGCTCAACGATTATCTAGAGAAAGGTACAAAAATCGACATTTTCTCTCGATAGCTATTTATTTAAAAATATTATGGATCAGGATTTTGAAATTTACGACGGAAAAAATTATTCTGAACTAGTAAAGAATATTGTCGATAATCATAAGAATAAGCAATCTCGAATCAAAGCACTTGTTGATAGCTTAATTGACATGGTAGAAGATCCTGGTACAGCAGCTGCTATGGTACCTACTATTAAAGAGTGTTTAGAGGTAGAGGTTAAAAACGACGAAGCACTAGTTAAGCTTGCGCAAATACTAAGTAAGAGAAGTCAAGGCTCTGAAGGTAGCGAAGGCGGATTTAGTGAAAAAGATCTTGAATTGTTATTTAGTGATATTCAAAAAACTAAAGTAGAGGATATACAGGTAAAAGAATTACCTTCTACTATTAAATAACTATGTCATACAATCCCTCCTATGTAGATCAGATAACCTCGAATGGTGAGCAAAATCTCACCAATAATGCTAGTACCTATTTATTAGCTAGGGTTACTCACGTAGTAAATGGTCCATTTTTTCAAGGTACAAGACTTCCCGATCCAAACTATAGCGGACCAAATGATATAGGAAACATCCTCTATCAACTAGTAGATACAACTCAAAATAGAACCTTACAGAGTACAGGTAATCCACCTGCTAAGCCGATTAATTCTGCTATGAAACAATATCCTGTTGAAGGAGAATTTGTATACTTAGTAATCGGACCTAGTACAAATCTAAATGAAAATAGTGATTTTAGAGACCTCTACTACACTCTACCTTTCAATATTTGGAACTCTAGCCATCATAATGCTTTTCCTCATCTAGGAGATTATAGTAATTACGTAAACTCAACAGTACGAAATTACGAACAGAGTAGCTTTCAAAAGCAATCCGTAAACGTATCGACAACAAGCTCTGTTAACTACCCTCTAGGACCTAACTTCCCTGAAAAACAAAACATAAAGTCATTACGTATATTTGCAGGAGATACTACACTAGAAGGAAGATGGGGTAACTCGATTAGGTTTGGATCTACATCAGCTAAAGACAAAGAAGAGAATTACTGGTCAAGAAATAGTCCTGCAGGTAATCCTATTACTATAATAAGAAACGGACAAGGCAGGCAGGAAAATGATATAGCATGGTTTCCTACTGTAGAGAATATTAATAGAGATCCTTCTTCTATCTACCTAACTCAAGGACAAGAAATAGTAATAGATGATATACAGCGTAATTTTAGCTTAGCTAGCTTACAGGTTACTTTACAGACTATAATTACTACTTCAATACCTATTCAACAACAATTAACAAGCGTAGATACTATCTCTCCTGCTGAACAAGACAGAAGAATTAGTGCTACTAGCTAATAAAAATGTATACACCTCAATTTCCATATACAGGTAATCAAGCGATTATAACATCAGGTAGAGTGACACATCACTCTTACGATGATTTTATTTTTCTATTCGGTAAGAAAGGCGTAGCTATTTCCTCTCCCGCTACCTTTACTGTAGATGCTAATGAAAAAACTATTATCGCATCTCCAAGAATACAACTAGGCTTTGAAGCAAACGAGCCAATATTACTAGGAAGAACTACAGTAGTACAATTATCTCGTCTATTTGAGCAATTAAAAGAAGTAAGCGATGCTTTAAATAAAATAGCAGTAGGAGAGGAAGATACTGCTGGTGCAATTGCTGAGATAGTGAAAGCAACAAAAGTACTAAGTGATACTATAACTAATGTTAATGGAAGATTAAATACTGAGTGTTTATCAAATAATACTTTTACTAAATAATGGGTGCAAGTAAATTAGCAAATAACATAGGTAAGATAGTAACTAATTCTGCTAATCTTATAGGAACAGTTCAAATTGGTGTTAATAAATTGTTATGGGGCGCTGGCAACACTCAACCCGTAATGACTACTAGCTATGATACAGTGTCTGGTTCTTTTAGCTACACCTCTAACGTTCCTGAAAATCCAACACCTCCAAAAGGTAACCTACTAAACTCAGGCCTATTTAACGCTTTAGATGCACTTAATGCAGTAGATTTATGTAGTGTATTAACGTATGCTGTTGATAATATTAATATAAAAAAGAAAGCACGTCCACCTAAACCCTGGAATGCTAGTCAAGAAGCTTTATATTTTTTACAAGATCAAGCTGCTTTCGTACAACAAGCTGTAGACAAGTTTACCGCTTACCCTACAGAGTTTATAGGCTCTTATGTAGGTACTGGCCCGAATGCTGTACCTCCTGCAGTAGTAGCTACCGGATCTAACGCACCAGCACCTACTGGTACAGAAGCTCAGGCGTATAATCTATTCTTCTTAATGAAGGCTATTAAAGAGACTTTTGCTACAGATGCACCTGGTACCGGATCTTTATTCACTTCTGAAGATATAACCCTATTACGAACCGTACCCGGTCTTGGAGGTAACTTAAATATTATAGATGATTTTATAGGCACTATAAATAAGTACTCTGATTACAGACAGATACCTAACGAAGATCTACAAGCGTTAATTAATAAAGTTGCTACTGTAAGATCAGTTTGTGTTGTAATTCAGAATCTAGATTTTAAAAATGCATTAGCATTAGCAGGCAACTTCTTAGGCGTTGATATAAGAGCTCAAATACAAGAGCTTGGAAAGTTTATAGATGTTACAAGGATTATACCTACACTACAAGGTATAAACTCTTCATTACAAGCCTTCATAAGAAGTGCTAAACAAGCGCAGGGCATATTAACTTTAGGACAGTTTATAATTAAACTTGCCTTACTATTCTACAAGGTATTTAAATTTATAATACTATTTTTCGACCTATTAGCACTTCCTCTTATATTTGGAACTGCTGGATCGCAGACTAAGTTACAGGATGTTAAAGATAAGGCAAAGGATGAAACAGACGGAGTTGTTAGATTATTGAAAGCTATAAACGGTCTTTTAACAGTATTACTCTCCTTTATACGCTATTTACTTTCAAATACGAACGAACTCTTAATACGATTAGGAATCTTACTTGCAAAGTTGGAAGGCTGTGAAGCAGTAAAAAACTCAGATGTAATATTACAATTACAACAAACTCAACAAGATTTAATAGATCTCCGCGATCAGCTAGCAAACTTTATCAGAGAGTACGACTCTAAGACTAATCCAAATAGCGCATTGTTTGGAGCTTATGATATTAGAGTAGTTGATGAGGAATTGACAGATAAGAGTATCGTAAATAAGAGAAGAAGGGGTATCGCTTTAGATACAAGCGGAAATATTGTTACCCAATCAGATTTAACCTTCGCTACAAATACCAACTTAATTATAGACGAGGTTAAACAAAAGCTACTAGCTCTCAAATTAGTACAACCTGCATTAGGACAAATAGATCCTATTAATCTAGCTGTAATCAGTGATTCATTAAACTTCTTAGATAATAACGATGTTTTACAAAATGACTTAAATATAGCTCCTCCTCAATTAGATTCTCCAGAAAACTTAGACGAGACTCAAGGATTAGGATTAAATGCATTTATTAACGACTTAAAAGGAGGAAAGAAGCTGAGACAGAGAACGAAATCTGTAATAGCTACGCAAACAGCTTCTGTCAAAACACAGGTTGCTGCCGAAACCAATAGTTCAAAACAGACTTTAAAAACAAGTAATTAAAATATTTATAACATATGGCAAATTCAGACGCACTTAGAAAATTAATCCGTGAAGAGGTTAGAACTGTATTTCAACAGGAGTTAGCCGGAATCCTAAAAGAAGCTATTATGGCTAATAAAGGGCAGCAAACTATTGTAGAATCAACAAGACCTATAGTAAAATCAGCTGTTCCTGCTACTATGAACAGATCTGTACCTAGACCTATCGCCCCTGTATTATCCCCAGGTAATCCATTAAATAGCTTACTTGCCGAGACGGCTCAATCTATGACTATGGATGAATTTGGTGATTTAAATGGACAAGGAGTAGAAAGAGACGTTCCTGTTGTAGAATCAGTAGGAGAGATGTTTGCATCAGCAAAAGGAAGATCTAGTGTAGAAGCAATTCAAATTAATGCAGTTCCGGACTTTACTCATATGATGGCAAAAATGGGTATAAACGAATAGTATAAATGGCGTATAATTTAAAAAAAATTAATGTATTAGACTTAAGACCTTCTACCGGAGTAGGAGTAGCCTTACCGTTTAGTACACCAGCCGTTTTTCAGACCGTATACTCTACTAAAGATCAGTTAAAGTATAATATAATTAACTACTTGCTAACTGATCAACGTGAGAGGATATTTAACCCTAGTTTCGGAGCAAATATAAGAGGTCAGTTGTTTGAGCAAATAACAGCAAATACAACAGATAATTTAGATCTTCAGATTAGAAGCGGAATAGAGCAGTATTTTCCTAATGTTACGATAACGGACCTAACTTTTGGAGGAAGTCCAGATGAGAACTTACTAATAGTTAAGTTTTCATACACAATAAATAACACAGGAGATTCAGATAACATAGTAATAAGTTTAACGTAACAGTAAATTAAATGGCTAATAACGTAGATATAAAATATCTTAATAAAGATTTTTCAAGCTTTAAGAGCTCATTAATAGAGTATGCGAAAGCTTATTTCCCAAACTCTTAT